CCTTTTTAGCATTCTGAGTAGGGGACAGAAAAATAAAAGGCTCTGCTTTATGTTTTCTAGCCTCTGCTCCAATCTTTTTTGCAAGTTTAACATGACCTATTGAAGGAGGATTCATTCTCCCAAAAGTCACAACTGCTGTTTTTTCTTGCTTTGTTTCTGTTAAAAAATGTTTATAAATCTTCATAGAATTATTTATTCAAATGAAGATGGCATTTCCACTAATTTGTTCTCAGCATTAACATAAAATTCTGTTCCACCATGAACAACTGTGGTGTGTGTATCTCTAAAGGCTTCTTCTGCTACTTTTGCTTTATCTTTTTTGCCTTTTTTAACAGTTTGTAATATTTTTTGATATACAACTTTATCGCCCATAATGAGAGCAAGCATTTTATCAAAAATTCTTATAATCAGCATTCTTTGTTTTGGATTTGGTTTTTTATCATCTTCCAAATCTTTCATTGTTTTAAGAAACAATGCATATTCTTGTTTACCGATTAATCCTTCTCTTGCTATTCTTTTTAATCGTGCATCGACATCTTCTGACAATGCTATATTCATATAAGATTCGCCTAATCTGTCTAAAAGACCCTGTTCTGCTACTTGCATTAACGACTCCCAAATGTTTTTGGTGCTAAAAAATTTTGTCTAGAAAACTCTAGTCTATCTACTAATTTTACCGCTCCATCATCTAATGTAACTGCAACAAATCCTTCTGGATTTGTAATTTCAAAACCTTTATCGGTTTGTATAAACGTTTTTGTCAAAGGCTGAATATCTTGTAATTTCTTAATTACTATCATTTTAGCGGCTATAAGAATATTTTGCATTTGAAACATATTTTTCAAAGCAGTCTTATTCCCAGTAAAAAATTTTAAAATATCTTCATTTTTTTTACGCCTATTTTCTTTACCTCTTACTGATTTTAATTTATCAACCTCTTTATCTAACTTATTTTGTAAATATCTAATCAAACCAATAACATGACTATTAACATTTCCAATGGGCATACCTTGTCTTATTTTAAAATTAGCAAATGCTTTAATCTGTGTATTTAAGTATTTATCATCTTTAATACCGTCTAACAGTTTTTTATTAAGAGTTCTAAATACTCTACCTGCCATCGAAAGTACATTAAAATATTTTTCAGTTTCCTCTTTAGTAAAAGATGCTATTCCATCCATTTTTTCATATTCAGCATCTTTAAACCATACATCTGATGTTTGTTTAAAATTATCAACATTTACATCAAATGTAGCATCCATCTGATTTACTTTTTCACCGACATATTTTGTATGCCAAACAATGCCCAATTTTGAAGCAGTTATTTTTCTACCCAAGTCACTTCTTAATTTAATCGCATATGTTATAGTATTTGGAGTAAAAACAACATGCGATTCACCATCTATATTCTGTAGTGTTTTAGATTTCTGTGGACTATATAATAAATCTCCTTGATAAACACCATCCATTCCAATATCTTTAAGATATTTTAATGAATCTTTTAATACATCTTGCGATCCTGTTGCTTCATGATTATTTTCAATATCTTCATCTGAAAAATTTAATTTGGGTTCTTTAGCAAATGCTCCGTGCTTAGTTGCTACAAAAAACTTTTTAGTCTCAGGATCTATTCCAGCTACAATTGCTGGCGCTCCATCCCATTTGGTCGTTATTGTAATTTTTTTAGAAGAAGAACCCTTTAAAGTTGATCCTAATGAACTTAAATAGGTGATTGCCTTTTTCACACCATCGAAACCACCATTTAAAACTTCATCTTCTATATGCTCAAGGTGCTTGTTAGCACCCTGAGATTCTAGCAAAAAATCTTTAAAATCGATCATTTTCCTCTAAGTACTGTAATATAAACATAAATAGTCACTAACTATTTATTATATTATCTAATTGAGGATTGTTTAATTGTAGAATTTTGACTTTGGAAGGTGATTCCAGAAATTGTCATTGCGGGGAAATGCCGTATTGCACATTTTGAGAAATTTGGGGTTGGAATGGAGAAGTTTTGTTAATAATACTTTAGTTCGTGTAGTTCCTGAAAAATTTATCATTACACATAACCATTCGGGTTTACCATAGTAATTCGCCCACATTCCTTTTAGAGATTTAGGGGTACCTATGGTTGGTTCGAATTTAAAGAATACTTCAAGAACTAACTCAGGATCAAGTGTATCTGAAACTGGTTTAGTCACTTCTACTTGCATTGCTGGAGTAACAATTGTTTCTGTCATTTCAACTTTTACTTTTTGTTCAGAACACCCTTCAAGACATTCACCAGTTGCAACATCCTGAGGACATCCTCGTGGATCTTGACATTCTTGAACAGTTTTTACTCCTTCTGTAACAACTTTTTTACTGTCCCACTCTGGTTTTACTATATTGCCTTTGGGTTCTTCTGCTTTAACACCTGTCATAGATACAGATGTTTTTTCTACTATATAAGGTTTTAATCTTACTTCTTGAGTTTCTTGACTGACTACAATCATTTTTTTACCACCAACTGTAAGAACAGTACCAAATGGTAATCCTATTTTATTACTACCAGCTACAGCATAATTTTTTGGGGTCACAGCCCGAAAATATTGTTAATGCAACTGTAATTATCATAATATACTTATACATATCACCTCATTTATTTGAGATTAACAAAAAGAGCTTCTAACTCAACCAATACACTATTATTATATCAAAATGAGAAATTATGTCAAGCTAATTAAAGGAAAATTCCGAGAAATCTTTCTTTCTTTTCATTCTATTATTTGTTCCAACATCAAATACTGGATCATCATCTTTATCTTTTTTGCTGAATCTTGGCTTTTTCTTTTGTGTAGACCTCGTAACTAAATCATCTTGTGCAGTTTCTTCAAGATCATATAATTTCATTTTTGCTCTATCAATTCCAATTACAAATCTTTTATTTTTACCAGGATCACTATAACGATTTTTCAATTGTTTAATTAAAATTTGATCAAGTTCTTCTAATTCTTCTGTACTAATTAAAGCAAACATAAAATCTGCAGTTGCTGGCAGTCCAAATGATTCAGAAGTATCTTCAAGTCCAAAATCTGTATCTGTAAATCCTGATCTAGTTGTTTGTGTAGCAGAACAAATAGGAAGATTGTTTTCAACTGCAAGACCACGTACTTCTTCCGCAATAGATTTAATATAATTATAAGAATTTACAGTATTACCATACTTCAATCTGGATGAAGCCATAATATTTAAGTAATCTATGAATATAATTTCAGGTACAAATTTTCTTTTTAATTTTAATTCATTCAATAAATTTCTAAAATGATTTACATTCGCAGAAGCGGGGGGATATTCTTTAACAATCAATCTACCTGATGTTGATTTTTTAACTTTTTTTATTTTTTTATCAAACATATCTTTAGGTATATCATGTAAATCATCTATCGTAATATTCATTAAATTTGCATCAATTCTTTCTGCAATCTTTTCTTCAGCCATTTCAAGAGTAATATATAAAACATTTAATCCTTGAGCAATTGCAGAAGCCGCATGATGACACATGAATAATGACTTTCCAACACCTACACCAGCAAGAGTGACATTCAAAGTTTTTTTGGATAAACCGCCCTTAGTTATTTTATTAAAATAATCTAAATCAAAAGGTATCTTTTCTTCAACTTTGTGATAAAATTCGAACCGTTCATTCGAATCTTCAATGTAATCGTGACCTATGTTAGGATCAAAAGAAACAGAAAGAGCATCAGATAAAATTTCTGGTATAGCTCCTTTATCTTTTTGTGTTTCTTTTTGATTATCAATAATACCTATTGATTCAAGTACTGCATTATAAATTGCTTTATCTTGACAAAATCTTTCAGTAGCTTCAAGTAACCAATCTGTTTCTGTATCTTCTTTATTATCGAAATATTCTGTAACTTTTTTAGAAACATCAGTAAATTGATCTTCAGTAAGTTTCGAATTATTTCCAACTTCTATAATTAGGGCTTCTTTGGTAGGAAGAACATTAAAACTATTCACATAATTTTCTATTTCTTCAAAAAGAAATTTATCATTATGATCTGTAAAATATTCTTTTTTTAAATATGGAAGAGATTTTCTGGTATATTCATCATTGAATATCAGATTCTTCAGTATCGTGTCCTCTATCCTCGTCATCTTCGTTTGTATTTAAATCTATGTTTTCTTGAATTACTTCTATTAAAATGTCGCCTATTAATTTTTCAAATTCTACACCCTCAGTATCAGAATATTTCTTATCTCTGATTTCTCCAGGTATTTCAAGTATATCATATTCGAACCGATATTTCAACTCTTCTTGTTCTGCATCTGGTTCTATTAATCCAAATCGATTATACTTATAAACTACATCTTTAAATTTACCTTTAGTGATAGCAAAAGCGAATTGGTCATCCTCTTCATTCTGAGGATTCTTCACCATCGTGTACCACTTCTTCATTGTCTTTTGTTGTTCCATATAGAAATTTCTCCTGACAATATTTGTCGATTTTTAACATTACTTCTTCAGTAAAATGTTTTTCAGGATCTTGCATAATTTGTTTTCCAAATAATTTTGTACCATCTGGAAGCTCAAATCTTGTTGACACTTTAGTAAAAATACCAGCTTCTTCAGCAAGTTCTAACATACCATGCCAACGATCTAATCCTTTATTATAAGTCACTAATGCATCAACCATTTTATTTTCTACTGTCAATCTAGACTTATGATTTTTGCAATGAATAATATTACCTATTACTTCTGTACCTTCTTTTTCTTTTCTTTTTGAAAGAAATACAATATTACTTGAAGCATAATAAAGACCAGTACCACCACNCATAATTTGCTGTGGAAACATCACACCAATTTGACTATANGTATGATTTGTAATTAATACAGGAACTTTTGCTTTACTTGCTTTAAGTGTTAATACTCTAAATGTTCCTTTTACAAGTGCGGCTCTTGTCATATCTTTTGTTTCCTTGCCTTCAGCAACATCGCCCACCTCTTTTGAAGTAGATAACATACCAAGACTATCAAGACATATCATCAAAGGCTTTCTATCTTCACTAGCAAGATGTTTATCAAGAACCTTTGTAACTTGATATGCAAACTCTTGAATTGTAGCAACAGGTAACATAACCATACGAGTAGTATCTATTTCTCGTTGCTCAATCATTTGTCTTGTTATAGCAGATTCAGACTCAAAATAAAGAACGCCACCAGTAGGATTGTCTTCCAAAAATTGTTTGACAATACCGAGTACAAAGAATGTTTTCCCAGTTGCACTTTCTCCAGCGAATGCTGTAATTTTGTTTGAGGCCAAACCTCCATATATTGAGCCACTAAGTAAAGCATTAAAAGCATAACTGCCAGTATCAATGAAAGATTCAACATCGCCTGCTTCAATACCATCTGAAACCAATCCAGCATATTCATTCCCCACCTCCTTAATATATTCTTTTAAAAAACTCATTATATCTCCTTAAATAAAAAAATCTTCAAGTGTACTTCTTTTTTCATGTTCCCATCCAACACATTTTAATATATTTTTTA